ACGCTTCCGCCCATAATTGGTCAATATCATCTTTTGATAGCTCCCAGGCGTTCTTAGTTTTGCGTTCTTTGTCGCCAGTGACTGGCCAGAATCGGCGGTTACCAGTACGGTCTTTGAGGAACATAAGATTATTGGTAGAACCAGCGAATACACACTGTCGGGGGTACTCTTCGGTGCGTCTCCCATAAGGAGAGCGGAACCTGTCCGAGGTACGGCTGATAAAGGCCTTAACGATTTCATTATCGTTCTTGTAGGTCGGCGCGAGTTCGGCGAGTTCATTAATCCAAGATCCTTGAATTTGTTCTAGGGCATCTTTGGTTTTGATATCCACGAGTGAATTATTGAACCATTTACGGCCTAACCGCTCCAAGATTAACGATTTACCAAGACCTTGAGAGCCATATAATACGATAGCTGTATCGAACTTAACACCTGGGTTCATGACACGTGCTACAGCGCCGCACATCCATTTACGTGTTACCGCTCTGATGTATTCGGTATCCTCTGCTCCAATATAATCAATGAAGAGAGTATCGACTCTACAAGTACCGTCCCAGGATACGCCAGTTAAATACTCACGCACGGGATGGAATTTATTATCTTGCGTGACTTCCTGTAGGGCGTCATCGATAATACCTTTACCCTTGATCAGATATTTTGTAGCGAAGTAATTCCGCAAGCACGCATCGTCCGTATCGGTCCAGTAAGGAGTTTCGTCCTTACCGCGCCAAGGTAAATCGTCAGTTACAACTAACCGGTGCGCAAATTCATCAAGTCGGATACGTCCTCTTAATGTGGGGTCGTATTTAAGAACCACTAAGCAGTTGAACACGTCAGACTCTGGTGTACCTCTGCGGTCACGTTTGAGCTTTTCGAGGAAGTCCTCTTCGTCTTCCGTGATATCCTCGAAGTCCATATCCGCCATGCGTTCCTTATCGAGCAAAATTGGTGCTGCGCCGTCGTCGTTAACGAAATCTATCATAGCTTTGTAGCTTGGTAAATCCGTTACTCTTGTTTGTGGATCCGCGTCGGTATCTTCAGCGCCAAATAAGTGGATGCGGACAAGGTCAAACGCATTGACGAGCTTACCGCTGATAGGGTCAGTGGCATGGTTGGAGTAAGCGAAAGTGTCATTATCGTAAATGACAAGACCGGCTACTGAGCTGCCTCCGGTATACGTGTACCGGTCCTCAACTTGTGTCGGTTCATAGACTTCAGGGAGAAACTTATGTATCGCTTCTGTGATACTGTAGCTCCTACAAAAGGCGCCAAGTAAGCCCTTTTTCTCTAATGGATTACCTTGCTTTTTCGCTGCATCCAGCCTGATTTGAGATTCTTTACTTGATGTTGGCCAAAGGCTCGTATCACGCCAGTCCCTGTATGTACTTAAATACGTATCGACTGAAATTAGCTTGCCTTCATTATGTTGGTATACATATTTAACATCTTTAGGGCAACTCGGCCAATACATAAGGCGCTCCGCTTGATGCGTTGAGGAATCGAAAGATTCAATACCAATATCATCAGCAATGCGTCTTGATACAGCCTGGTACTCATCAGGGGTCATCACTCTATCGGTAGGAATGATGATGCGGTATCGTGGATTATCAGGGGTATGGCTGTGCGTACTATACAGCACGTATTCCATATCTCCTAGTTCCAAATCAAGGTTTGAAATAAAATCCTCGCTTGGTGAATCCGCATCAAGGGTAATCAAATATCTTTCTTTGACTTCCCCTCTAACTCGTCTACCATTATTGGGGATATAACCACCTACGAAACCGCCCACATCTTTCCTCCGGCCCTTTTCGTCCTTAGGCATTTTAACGTATTCAGCTGCCGTTTCGTTAGTGACTGTTGGCGTAGATAATTTGTTGGCCAACGCACTCCAAGTCATTTTTTGAGACTTCCAGCTACGGGCGGAGCGATTTCTGCCCGTAGCTATGATGATATTTGTATCCATATTACATCGCTCCTCCCTTCGCAAATTGGATGTCTCTTATAAATTGGGGTACTTGTAATTTATGCTTCTTAACCCATTGGCATACAGCATAATTGACATCGTGGTTATCACTAACACATCTGTTATTTTTTAACTTGGCCTGGTGTATTTCAACAAAGTTATCTGTATCCTTGTTAGGATTAACTTCAATACATGCAACAGGTTTGTCACTTTTATAGACGCCTACTATAGCACACGTTCCAGCTTTTACCTTATCGACATAAGTACCAACACAATTATTCAATTGCACGCCTAATCGGATGATGCCGTGCGTTGACTTGATCACGTTGAAAGTTAGCCCTTCAACTGAATCAGCTAATTTTTTATGGCGTAAACTCTGTTGCACTGGCAAGTTTTCGGCTTCTTCAAATTTAGATAAGCAAACAATCTCGTCGTGCAGGTCTTTAATCTGAATTCGTCTAGCCCAAACTTCCTTCTTCTTGCTTCTTGATAATCTAAGATACATATCAGATGTATCTTTAATTTCAGAATAGGAATCAGCGTTTTTAATGAACAGTAGAGTACGCCGCTCACCGTATTGGTGCATCATGATAGATAGGAACTTTGTAAACATAAGCAAGGCCTGTTCGCTATTCCATATTGGCCACGATTGAATATATCCTGTACCCCCACCTTCCTCTGCTACGAGGTCTGTAAAGGCCTTTTGATAATCCATGCTTTTGAATATCTTGCTGGCCGTCTTAATTACTTTCACATAAAAGAAAGGACGTATTGACAGTAATCTTCGAACCCAGCGCTTATCTGGTAATTCATAAAGCTGGATTAGAGCTTTAATAAATGGGATACCGGCGCTCGTTAATTCCGTAATACTTAAAGTGCCCACCTTGTCAGAACCGAAAGGTCTAAAATAGGTGTCGTAGTCTTTAACTAATGTATCATTAAGAGCGGGCGCATCCGGTGCGTGCATTTTCCAAATTAGGTTATGGAGCAAATTATCAAGGGCCCCATATTTGGCTGATAATAAAACACCCTGCCTAATAGCCTTAACTCTGTAGCCTACTTTTTTAGATAACTTAGTAAAATAGGCTTCCTTTAGCACTTTGGCAAAAGTCTTTAGCTCGTTTTTATGCTCCGCTAATCGACAATTTGGAGTTGTTACAAGCCATCGTAAGGGTAATGACTTTGAATAAAAGCACGATATATTAGGCTCGATTTCAGATACTATATCGGCACGGGTACGCTTCTTTTGAACAAGGAATACTTTTCCTTGTTTAAAATCAAAACGCAATATATCAACAAGATGTGGCTTGTATCCGGGGTAAATCGACTGCATATCGTTATCAACGTATACGGTGTGATAATCAAATTTAACGTCTAATATTGATCCTCTATCGATGATTGAAAGTTCGATATCAAGTGGGATATTGTCATTACTCGAAACCTCAGCAACACAATCATCATTTGTGTGAATGAGTTCACCACATTGTGGGCAATAAAACTCATTTGACATATACGGGTCTACGATTTTACCCATCCCTGCAGACACGGAAGGCCACAAGCAGGCAAATGATTGTCCGCAATCTACGTGGTAATGTACAGCAGGTGACCAAGAGTTCACTTGCTTGCGCCGTACTAGGTCATACAGCTTTTTAACTGACAAACTAAATAATACCTTCATAAGGCGCTAACCTCTTTCTTATAACAAATCGTCTAAATCGTCTTCTTCTGGAGTTTCCTCAATCGGTAGTGTTTCTTCAACAGGTGCTTTCTTCTTAGAAGTACGTTTGCGTTTTGGCTTTTCTTATTCTTCTACTTTAGGAGCATCATCTACTGTTGGCGTTTCTTCAGTCTTTGCGGGTTCTGCTTTTTTACCGTTGAGTACTTTAAGACCCAAATCACAAGCAGCAATACAGCCTTCGCAGTACGCCATAGCGGAGTCTTTGCGTTCGCTAGCAGGTGCGTTTTTTACTAATTCGTATAAGCTATCAATGGCTTCGCGTTGTTGTTTAATTTGTTCTTTATTAATCATAATGACTTCCTCCTAGTCTTTCATATAATACGGGTTTTCAAACCCCGCTGCGTTTAATATGAGGCCCTCATTCCAGGGCTCAGGTTTACACATAATATCTATAACTTCTTCTAAACTGCCTTCGCCTATAGGCGCTTCGATAACCACTTCATCGTGGATATGGGCTACAATCTTGTACCCTGCTTTTGCCAGTCTTAGCATTGATGCAGCCAAGCAATCTCTTGCAACGGCTTGTACAATGTTTTCGACGAGCTTTCCGCCGTAGGTTTCAACTCTGCCCCATGTATTCTTAACTTGATCCATGCCGTCATACTCAATCGATTCACTGCCGAACCGGTTAAGGCCTATTCTAGGTCTCGCGTAAGCAAGTCTACGCCCGGATGGTAACTCGATAAACATAAACCCTTTCGATTTAAAGAATTTGATATTACCTTGTCTAATTCGTACAGGTTCGCCAGTCTTTACGACTTTCTTGGCTGCAGTATCCGCATCCTTCCAAAATCTCGTAATGCGCGGACTAGCTCGTCGCCAAGCTTCGATGATACCGGGAAGTTCTGATTCTGGAATTTCTCCTTTTGAGTCCATCGATTTCATGGCCCCTACGCCACCACCATAGCCCAGTGCCAGTTCTGCAACCTTACCCTTTTGCCGTAGGTGCCCATTAACCCCGTGTTTTACAACAGGAACGTGGAACATACTAGACGCGGAAGCGCAGTAGATGTCGCCACCTTGTGCAAATACATCCTGCCGCCACTGCTCGTGAGCAAGCCAGGCGATAACACGTGCTTCAATAGCACTAAAATCAGCCACTATAAAGCGGTGTCCTTCTTCGGCTACAAGAGCTGTACGGATAAGTTGCTTAATCACATCACCAGGATTTCCATAGAGTAGGTCTAGCAATTCTACATCTCTACTTTTAAGAACGTCCCTAGCTGTATCTAAATCTTCTAGGTAGTTACGCGGGAGGTTCTGTAGTTGTACTACACGCCCCGCCCATCGTCCGCTTCTCATAGCGCCGTAAAACTGAAGCATGCCATGGATACGCCCATCGGAACATACTGCATTTTTCATGGCCAAGTACTTTTTAATGGAAGAGTTGCCCAGGACCTGCCGGTTCTTCAGCACAGTACGCACATCGGAAGGAATATCCTGTGACAGTAGATTTGATACGTCATCTTTTCGCATCGTTTCGATTTCATAGCCAAGGCGATTTGATAACCAATCCTTAAGTTGCAACGTACTATTGGGGTTATCTAGCCCTGTTAGTCGTGCCGATGATGCGGTGGCCTTTTCTACGATTTCATCGTTACATTGAAGAGCCGCATCAACGAGGTCCATATCTACTTTTACACCTCTCCAGTTGATATCTTGGTCTAGTAACCAGTACTCGTGCTCGATAGCCGGTGGTTTCAGCGAAAGTAAGCGTTTACGAATTGCCTTTTCAACCACCACATCTTGCCGATTGTATTCAATAAATTCGGCCCATTTATCTGGCGCATCCTCAGGCATATTCCGTGTTTTAGGATTTGTCTTCGTAGGCTTACGCGGAACGGAGAAGAATTGAATTAGGCGTTTCCCCCGTGAATCCTTAGCTTCTCCTAATTTCAAAGCCTTGGATACATTATCAAGGCTTGCCGGTAAGCTGCAGTACAAAGCAAGTACAGATGTACATTCCCAATTCGTATAGTCCGCATCAGGGAAGTACTTTTTTAGGCATAGCATTTCAAACGCTGCATTGAATGCGGTCTTTGTAATTTCTTTATTATACAAAGCGTCCACCACCCTTTCGGGCAGTGGATTCTTTGTCATATCAATTACTTCGACAGGTTCGTTATCAAAGCTATAGGCAAAGAGCAGTATTTCAAATG